AGAGAGTTCTTGCGCGTTGGCAATCACAGACTTGAGTTCCCCACGAGACATTTCGCCTTCGTAATCGCCTTCCACGCCGCTGCCCGGAGCCTCGTCAAGACGGGAAATGCTTTCGTTGAGTGCACGATATTTGCTTGAATTAAATCGCATAGAATCCTCCGATGTATTTAGATTTTTTGTAGGTGTTCTACATACGGAGGAGGAAATATATGTCTACTTGGAACACCGCCAAATCCCTGAAAGCCGCACGAACCAACGCACTGGGTGATGTGCAGCCACCTACCCCTCCTGATTTTTCAGATATTGGAGCACCCTCAACCATTGAGGTGGGTGGTGTTACTACTGATTTTGTGTTTGGCATATCCGGTGTGGTTCCGCAACGAGTAGACATCACCGAGGCTGTGCTGGAAGAACCGGTTGAACGATGGCCTGCTAGACCGCGTGAAGCAGGATTCCCGTTAAAGTATAAAGATTTGGACGCAACTGGTTTGGATGCAGAATTTGTTACAGAAACAGGGCTTACTGCGGCTGTTTCTGAACCTGATACTTGGGTTGGGTACTACCCAACAATGGTGTCTGATACACAACTGTACACCAATGAAGCAGATAAACCGGCTGGATGGGAAGACGATTTGATTGTGGGCGAATATACCGTGTTTGGAACAACTGAATCCCTAGACGGAACAGCGTACACCGTGGGAACTCGCATTTACGGGCGTGAAGCCAATAACCCCGTAAGTGTAAGATGGTCTGGAATCGTATTTTTGCGAGAAGACTACAATAGTATGGAAGTGGCAATAGATTCTGTTACTGGCGATTTGAGTGTGGCTGACCCCAGCGTACAGCAGTGGTACATCAGTAACGATTTTGACCTGCTAGAGAATCTGTTCTGATTCTTAAATAATAGAGGGGAGTCCCGTTACCCGTGGGACTCCCCCTACTATGGCGGTCGAAAGGTAGCGAAGTTCCTTTGCATGAGTAGCGTAATCTGTTCGCACAGTCCACGCCAACCCAGACCGTAACTATTTAGGTTTCCTGTGGTTGCAACTTTACGATTTTTTTATCGCCTTACACCGCGTCCCACTTGCCTTCCCACCGATACCAAATCTTGCGGTTGGCCCAGTACTCCAAACCAAAATTCATGCACGCGCTCCACAACTCTCGTGCCTGACCCCATGTCATGCTAGCCTTGCCGTCAACAAACAGGTGGGGAATGTGGATGGTGTACACACTACGCAACCACACCTCGCGCTTCAGGCTTTGCGGATTCAGCCCTGCGCGTGCGTGTGCCCCGTAGCCACAAACCGTAACATCCATGCCGTCCACGCGCCACTTGCGACGGTGGCACACCCAACTAGGCGTGAATGCCAAAACGGTGGTGGTGCTGCCGCCCACAACACCGTCACACACCCGCCACCCGTGCATGGTGGGCAGCGGGTACTCTTGCGTAATGTCTAGTGGCTCACTTGGTGGCAGCGGTGTGAGTAATGTGGACGAGAAGTAGTTCACGGTTTACGCCTTGACCTCTACCGACACCACCGCATCCAACTCTGCTTGTGAAAGCAGCACCGTGGGCGCGCATCGGCTTGCGTCCGCAACACTGGTGTGCCAACCGCTACGAATCAGCAGTTTCCACGCAAGACGAGCGGTGTCCGTGTATATAATAATCGTGCCAGATTCGGTCTTGTGCTTGCGATTGTACCTACGCGCCAGCGTGCCTACCACTGGTGTGCGTGCCCACACCGGTGATTCCGGTGATGCCATAGTCATGGTGCACTTTCGGGTTTCGTGGTCAGGAGCGAATTCCACATAGTAGTTGTACGGATGCACAGTGGTGATATTGTGCTTTGCACCGGGGGTGCGTGGTTCCGCGAATCGTGCCCACAAGCGGTAAACGGGTTGCGTCATGCCTCTAGTATAACACACCCCCGTGGGAGTGCAATGGTGTGGAATATTTTTTTCGTCCAGTGTGGAATTAAAACTTTACCTGTTACCGTAATAGTTTAAGTGTGCCACCAACCAGCGCAGGCGTGCCCATATTTGAAAACACGGGCAGTAACCGTTTACGGAGTGGCATGGGGTTCTCTATAGGGATAGGGGACGGGGCTACGCGCCGTTGTACGGGGTTGCGCTGTGTGGGGTGGGGCTGATGGGGTACAGGTGGGGCAGCGCGTGTGGCGGCACGCCGTGCGTGTGCTGATGAATATTTGAAAAGGTGGAAGTTAAAGTTCGCCAAAAGCGAATTCCGTAAACGAATATTTGAAATCTTGGGAGAGACTCATAGGAGTCCCAATATTTGAAATCTATTTTAGGCATTTCTAGGAGTCCCAATTTTTGAATTGTGGCTTCGGGATTCTTCGCGGTACGGCTAGCCGGCCCCCCTCTCCCCCATAGGGGCCCGAAATGACTGGTCCGCTATCACCCTACTCGCGTGACCCGTAACACCCGTGTTTGTAGCGCGTGTTCAGGGGTTCCACACACGCGGGAAACCCCTGTAGAAATAAAAAAACCCTGACCGCACTACGCGATCAGGGCTGTTGCCCGCAGAACTCTACTAATGGGGGCAAAGTATCTATTAGAATAGGTGCGGTGGGATTCGAACCCACACTGTGGAGATTTTGAGTCCCCTATCTCTGCCGTTGGATTACGCACCCGTATTCATTTACTCGTCTTCCCACGGTTCATCGGGGAATTCATCAGCAGAATCGGTCACATCGGCTTCCATGTCTGTGCCGCCTTCGTCATCGCTAGGGAATTCGATCCAATCGTCATCCCAATCCGCATCAGGATCGTGCGGGTACATGGGCGAATCGGAACGGATGGAACGCTCAAAATCACTCATTCGGAGTTGCTTGCACATGCTGTGTGTTTCCTTGTAGGTTTGCGAGTGTACGGGGGAAGCGTCCCCGAGTGGATTTGAACCACTGACTTGCCGCTTAGAAGGCGGCTACTCTATCCACTGAGTTACGGGGACGGGTAGTTTACGCCTTGACGGGAGCCGGAGACGGAACCGCAGCCGGAGCCGTGCCCTTGACATTCTTGCTGCCAGCCTTGCGTCCGCGATTATTGGTGTTCACGGTCAGGGTCTTGATCTCTGCATTAATTTCAGGAATCAAGTAGTTTCCGCGACCACTACGGCGCGACTTGGGCGCAGCAATCCACGCAGGCACGGCAATGTACGCAGAATCACTCTGAAGCAGTGCCAGCAGTTCCTTGCGGCTCACGGTGCATTCGTCAAAAACCGTGATCTTGCTGCGGTTCTGCTGAATCCACTGAATAAAGGCGATCTGACCGGGGGTGTACGAAGGCAAAAGAATGGTGTTGGTGTTGGTGTTCATTGTGTTTCCTTTGTGTGTGTGTGTGTGAGTTGAGAGATTTAGACAGTAGCAGCAAGTGGCGGCAGAGACGCTGCCCACCACACGATTCCAAGCATGGTGTCCATATCAGTGTAACCGCGAACCTCTTCGCTGTCCTTGAAGGGCACAAACTTGCCCATAGGATCAAGCACCGCGATTTCCACAGCCTTGGCTTCAGGCGTGGTTAGCCCGCCGGGGGGTGTATCACCGTGGCGTTCACCGTTCAGAGTGTGCGAGTACATACCTGTGCCGTACACCATGCTGATGGTGTATCCGTTTGCGAGATACAAGCGCATACGCCGCTTGAACGAATCCTTGTATTCATCGGATTCAATGGTGATGCCTGTGAGTAGTCCTTTTGTGGGATTCATTGTGGGATTCATTGTGGGATTCATTGTGGGATTCATTGTGGTTTTCCTTTCGTGGATCAGAAGGGGCACTTGGTGGAAGCAGCAGGAGCGGCATCAACAGGAGCCGCAACAGGATCAGGAGTCTTGGCAGTCGCGTCGATCTTGGTGTAGAACTCCGTGAACGCATTCTTCGTCTCCTCATCGAAGCGCGACACGCAACGCTCAATGGCTTGCATCTTGTCGCCGAACACGCTGAACGCGAACACGATGTCACGCAGACGGCGCGTGGTGATGATCTCGTTCACGATCTGCTGCTTGAACGACTTGCGAACCAGATCAGCCCAGTTCACGAGATTGTCCATGAAATCGTCGTCGCTCACACCGAGCGAACCCGCGTACTTCTTGAGAATCTTCTTCTCAACCTTCGGCTCTGCGTAGTCCTGTTCGTAGCAGAAGTGGAAGCGATCAAGAAACGCCTCGTTCAACTGGTTTGTGCCAGCGAAGCGACCGTCTGCGCTGCCCTTGCCCTTGGTGTTTGCGGTTGCCACGATGGTGAAACCCGCAGCAGGACGCACATACTGTCCAATCTTGGGGATGAACTTGCCCTTGCCTTCAAGCACCGACTGCAAGCACATGATGGCGTGACCGCCCAGATCCACCTCGTCAAGCAGCAGCACCGCGCCACGCTCCATTGCCACAAGCACGGGGCCGGGAACGAACTTGGTTTCGCCTGCAATCAGACGGAAACCGCCAAGCAGTTCGTCTTCATCCGTCTGCACGGTGAAATTCACGCGAATGCACTCGCGTCCCAACTTGGCACACACCTGTTCCACCATCGTGGTCTTGCCGTTGCCGCTCATGCCCGTGATGAACACAGGGCAAAACGCCTGCGACGCGATAATCGTCTCGATTTCGCTGTGGTAGCCCCACGCAATGTAGTTGCTGTCGGTGTCAGGCGTGAACGAAGTGCGCTCGCCGCCCGTCAGGCTTGCCACCATGCACGCCGCATCAGCAGTGAGCGACACGCCGCTGCCCGTGGTGATGCGCGTAGCCACCGAGGAGTCCGCAACCACGGACGCAAGCGCAGCAGCAGCGCGAGACGCAGGAGCCGCAGCAGGTGCGGGGGTCTTGGTTGCGCTGTTTGCGGTCTTTGCACCCGCAGGGCGACCACGCTTCACCGCAGTCACGGTGATATCCGAGTCGCTTGCCATGATTTCGGGCAGCATGTAGAAGCCACGACCGGACTTGCGGCTCGCGGTCATGCACCACGCGGGCACTGCGGAGTAGCCAGCGCGCTTGGCAGCAGCAAGCAGTTCGCTGTACATCACGCCGCCGCCCTTGCCGAAGTTTCCTCCGTGGAAATACGGGCGAACGGCGGTAACGAAGGCGTGCTGGGTCGAAGTAAGAGTGTAGGTAGAGTTCTTCATATCAATAATTTACCCGATTTTTGGGTTCCTGTCAAGGGTTTTTTGCGAAAAACGATTCAAAAAGTCCGATAATCCACTTCGTAAACCCTTATGGGAAGGGAATTTACGCTGTTTTTGCAGAATGTGCTGCGGCTCACGCCAGTGCAAGGTATTCGCCGATGATGGTGGACAGCGAACGCATGGAATTTGCCATGGCCTGCTTGTTCACCACAGCCGTCACCAGCGTGCGGGCACTCTTTGCCGCATCAATCTTCTCGTCCATCTTGTGCATCTGCCGTTCAATCCACGCATTATTGCCTGCGTCACCGAAACGCGCTGCCACAGCCACCACCGCAGTGTCAAAACCACACGCAGTACCACGGGCAAAACCGTCACGGCTCCAGTTGTTGCCCTTGGCAGACGGCACAAAGCCACCCATGTTGGGCACAGTAGTGCTTTGACGCTCGGTCAGACCGATCCAGTGCACCTTGGAACCCGTGCGACGACGCAGAATGTCGATGGCAGCACACACCGAAGCGTTGTACGGGTTGTCCCAACGCACAGTGCCACGCTGGAAACTGCCGTACTTGCCGTCAGCACCCGTGCAGTAGTGCGTATCAATATCATACGAAACGCCAGTCTGCGGGTCTTGCATCACATGGTGGGTGCGATACCCACTACCACTGGTGTTGGTGTAGAACCCATCGGTGGCTTCGCCGTCAGTCAGCACCACGGTGTGTGCAATCTGAATGCGGTTCACCTTGAGAAAGTTCTCCACAACAGGCACAATGTGGTACAGTGCCGAAACGGTGGGCGTGGAACCCATGCGGTAGCAGCGATCATTGGTGATCGTGCCCCAGTGTCGCCACAACATGCTCTTCATGCGCTCGTACTGCGGAGCGGTCATGCGACTGCTAAAGAAATTCAGCAGACTCACCTGCACGGTTGCAGCCTTGCCAATCATGGGCTTTTCCCACGCTTCGCGCTGTGCCTTGTACTGCGTGTACACATCGTCGCTGTACGGATCAACCCCCTTCTCCAACTTGAGGTACGGCGAATCGGTGAACGCAAACACTTCAAAGGGGATGCCAGCCATGCGGCAGAAATCAGTCAAGATAATCAACTGACCCAGAGTCTGCTGCATGATGCTGCACATGGAGCCGCTCCAGTCAAGCAGAATCACGATGCCGTGGTTCTTGCCAGTGGTGACGCGAGCGGTGCGACGGAAAATATCTTCGTTCCACTTGTACTGCGTCATGCGGAGGGGATCAACGCCACCAGTCTTGGCAATCACGGTGCGCTTCCAAATATCCGCAGACTTGCGACGATCAAACGCGGTTGCCATCGCGGTGCTGGCAGTCTTGTACTCTGCGCTGCGGAACGGCTCCACAACGGGATTGAGACGAGACACGATGCGCTCCACATCAGCGAGCACGCTCTTGAAGTCCACAACAGCGTCCTGCGTATCGCACACGCGCAGCGTCTTGACATCGTAGCCGCTGCGGCTGGTGTCGTTCAGCGTCTTCATGGCATTCTCAAAAGCACTCTGCGTGGTGGGCATGGGCATGTCACCCTGCGGCTTCTCGCTCTGCGAATTGCCGTGCGACGGCTGGTTGCCACCGCTGTCGCCACCCTGCGAGTCTTCAGGGCTACCGCCGTTGCTTTCCGATTCGTCGCCACCGTCAGTAGTGGTGCTGCCGCTCTCGCTCTTGGTTTCGCCTTCACCGCTGCCTGACTGTGACTGGCTCTCCTGCTCTTCGCCTTCGCCCGAGCCACTCGCGCCGTCCGACTGGTCGCTGTTGCTGTCCTGCTTTTCCTTCATCCACTTGCCAGCGTCCACCGCAAGCATGGCATCAGCAGCAGCAACAGCGTCTTCCCAAGTCTGTGCAGCATCAAGCGCGTCCACGATGCCTTGCTCGTGCGCGTTGAAAGTAATGCTTGCACCAGTGTGCAGACCCAACTTGAAGTGGAGGTTCACGCGGTCGCCGCAGCACAGGGTGTTCCAGTCGCTGCCCTGCGTCTTGAAGAAGTCCTGCGCGAGCAGTTCACCGTAACCCTTGAAGAAGTCTGCACGCAGACCGGGGAACTGGTTCTTAATGAGTCGCTCAATGCGAGCGTCTTCCGCAATGTTGAGGTACTGACGCGCAACGCCCTCGCTCACGCCGTGCTTGGTAGCCAGCGTCTTGGTGTCCGTGTTCCAGCCGGTCTGCGGCGTGTGAAGCGCGTGGCTCACTTCGTGACCCACAAGCATATCGTAGAGCGCGTTGCTCATATCCTTCCAACGAGGCAGGATCAGGGTGCGGGTCTTCAAGTCGAACGCAGCGGTGGGCACATTGCTGTGCTCCACGGAAATGTTTTCAGTAGCAAGAAGACGCGCAAGCACGCTCTTGGTGGAAGTGTTCGGGGCGACGGGAGCCGTAGCGGTAGAGTTCTGCATACCTAAAATATACCATAAAAACAGGGCTTTGCAAGGGGTATTTCCATTTAAAGTATTCCAATGTCCGGTAATAGAGCGTATAACTGCTTTCAAATAAAGGGTTTACGCTTTTCTTCCATTTTCCTTGTGGTAGAATAGCAACATACCTCTGGAGGATTCCCCACATGGCGTACCTAAAGAACCCCCGTGTCCGCGACTTCATCCGCACCATCCGCTCACAGTGCCGCAAGTGCAATATTCGTTTTGTAATGAGCAGCGGCTACCAAATTAATTCATTGGACGGCGAACGCTGCCAAGGCATTTTTGAACCGCCTGACCACACTGCAAAGAGTACTGCTGCTGCACGCGGTGCTTTAAAGGTAGCCACAGGTGGTCGCCGTACTAGCGAATGGCTGTTCTCTCTAGCCCACGAATACGCCCACTTTCTACAGTGGATGCGTGACGACCCTATTTTCAACGAGAAAGACTACTACACCTTGGAAGAAGCCACCGAGCGGGAAGCACTGGAAATCTGCCGAGAATTCAGGTTGCCCATGCCTCGCCGTGTACTGCTGCGAGAAAAAAAGAATTACCTTAAGAAACTCAAGGCAGGTGTGTAATAGATAGAGCGGAGGATTTACACTATGCCCGTATACGAATACCATTGTGAAAAGTGCAGCGGCGCGTGGGAGACGGTGCTGCCTATCCCAGAACGCGACTCCCCGTGTGCTGCCCCGTGTCCCAAGTGCAAAAAGCGGAAGTGCGTGCGGCGCGGGGTGAGTGTGTGTACGATGGGTGTGGACGCTACCAAGGGGCCGGGGAGTGATTTCAAGGCGTTAATGAATAAAATGAAGCGGGGGCAGCATAAGCGTTACCACGAAACTTTAGATAAAGCCGCAAGTCTGCGTGGTAAAAAATACGGCGCAATGTAAAGCCGTATCACACGCTCGACCCTATTATTTCAGGTATTCCGTAATGTGGGGCAAAGTGGGGCGGTGTGGTGCAAAGTTTTCAAATATAGAACAAAAACGGCTATACCATTCAGATATTGGGGATTGTCTACATATTTCCAATGAAACGCTTTTCCACTTTCCTGTCTGAAGCAAAAGCAGAACCCACCATCTGTGACCTGTTACAACTACCCACAGTGCACACTTTTATCAGGGCAATTGGACGACTGGAACACAACCGAACCATACGCTCGTATTGGAACGCACTAGAGGGTTGGTGGTTGCCTCCGTCGTCATCAATTGGAGGGATTGTGAAAAAAATTGTGGAGATGGGCAACTGCAAACGCAAAGCCAATTGGGCGTGTTGGTCGGGAACTGGATACCGTGGTGTGGGTGTACCAAAATCGTGGGCTAAAGGGCTGGAGTACACAGGTGAAACCGTAACAAAAGACGGTGAATTGTTTTTGGTGGCAGACGGAGTGTACACAGCCCAGTACGCAGCACAGTCGTGGACAGACGATTTTAGTGTTGCCAACGGTTTCGCAAAACAGAGCAACCGCATTCCCGTGGTTTTACAAGCACCACTAACCCGTGAATCCACCCTGCTGTCTCCCGCATCAAGCGTGATACTTGGAGGGCTGGCAGAAACAGAAATTATTCGGGTTTCCCGTTCTCCCGTACCCGTAAAGGTGTATGTAAACATAGACCACATGCTCAGTATGTTTTGGGAGTTTGGCAGACAAAAAATTAAACCCACCGGTGTTGCACGAAACGCCAAAACACAGTGGTGGACGGATCAAATCCAATCCCTTCTGGCACAACTAGGCAGTCCTGCCGTGGTACAGCAATTCATGGGCAATGCCAAGGTGCGCGCAAAAATCAAAAAAATCACAGGACTGGATGTGTAACATGAAATCGTTTTCTGCACACCTCGCCACCAACACACACAGCCCACGCCCTCGTGGCGAGTACTTTGTTAGCAGATTTACCATTACTGGAACCGTGATCTCTGCGGTAGCCGTACACGGGCGGCTAACCAAAAACTACAGAAATAAAAAACTGTTTTGGCGGTGGCGTGTGCGTATACACACATCCGAAGGGTGGATGCTCATGGGGTACATCGGCACGAGCGAAACACGGGAAGACCTGCCTCCGCTCCGTGTGGGCGACACCGTGGAAGTGCGCGACCTTGTGCTGTCCAGACTTACAGGCGGTGCTTGGGCAGAACGAAACGCAGTAGTGGGCGCACCACTAGACTACCGCTCCAACCTGTTCTCTCGCCAACTACACGGCACGATTAAAAGGGGTACAACCACCGTATGAAACGGTTTGCCGCCCACATCACCGAAGCCGCCACCGACGCAGCACGCCGTAAAAGCCGTATGGAGTCGTCCATGAGTGCGTTCATGGAAAAGGTACGGCACAGTTCGCGTACCCACGCAGTAGTCCACGCATGGATACTAATGGAACCCGAACAGCACAGCGGCAACAGGCTTACACCTGCTTCCAGTGGCAAAACGCCTGTACACGCATGGGTGGAAGACGCTACCGATTCCCAATATGTGTACCACTATCGTGGGGAGTACTGGTGGAATCCGTCTCGTGGTGACTGGTGGATGCGTGGGCGTACCCGTGTCCACAAGAGTGACGCACGAGCAGACTGGGACAAATTGGAAGGGGCAGCAGTAGGCACAGGCGAGTGGAGTGACGGTGTGCTAACAGTGTTGAGTGTCAAGTAAAAGCATGAAATGCCCCCACACATTCTTTGCCGAAGCACGGCTTGCACGCGACTCGCTTAGTGCTTTGGGTGCGGCAAACACAAACGATTTGCGGGAGTATCCGGGTGCACGGGGTACGCGTGCCCACAAGCGGTTGCACCGTGAAATTGCTAAAGTGCTGAAGGGGCGGCTGTCCAAGACTGGAGCCGAACTTGCAGTAGGCATGAACGAAGCGCGGAGCCGTAAACACTAAATAATAAAAACAGGAGAACAACCCCACATGAACCCCATCCACAACCCTTTTTCTCGTGACGAACATCCTGATCTGACCGCTGCCATTTTGGGCGTGGTGAACGAAAGCCACACTCGTGCCCAATTGGAAAAGAAGAGCACCACCGAATTGCGTGCCCTGCGGAAGACACACGCAAGCAAGGGTGCAAAAGCCGACTCCCGTTCCGCAGAAACACTAGCCCACATTCACGGCATCCTGCGTAGCCGTGGTGCGGGTGCAGCACTGGACGAAGACATCCAAACCCCTGCTCGTGAGCGGCAGATGAGCAAGCAGATTGGTAAACACACCAAAACATTCATGTCTGCTATGAACAACTACCAAATACAAGTACACAAGGGGCCAAAAGCCACAGACGCAGCAGAAAAAAAATGGACTGCTGCAACTGATAAACTAACAGCCACACAAGCCAAAGACGCGGATGAGAAGCGTTCCCGCAAGACTTATGGTACAGGCGGCAAGGTGGTGCGTGAAGCCGTGACACCTGCTCAACAAAAGGTGTTTGCCCGTGAACGGGAGCGGATGCTGAACGCACTCAACAACCCCAAGCAGAAACTCTCACCCACCGAGCGTGAAGCAGTGCTGGCTCGTGGGGCGCGCAATGCTGCTGCCGAAACCCGCAAAGGTGCGGTGTCACCCACTGGTGAGAAGTCACCCATCCATTCCGCAGCCAAGGCACACCACGAGTACGCTCGTCGTGAAAGCAAGAAACTGGATGCAATTGCCAAGCGCAAGGTACAGGAAGGCGCACAACTAGACGAACGCATCATTGACGAAGTGGATCTCTTTCAAGCGTCCAAGAATCTGCTTACAGGCAAAGGCTTCAAGACCAACCGTGAGGTGAGTGGCGCACGAGTAAACGCCAACATGGCAGCAATGCAGCGTCGTAAAGCACGAGCAGCCAAGACAGCCAAGAAAACCAAGTAAACACTCAACCCAGTCAAACAAGACCAACCCCCGCAAGGGGGTTTTTCTTTTGCCTAAATAATTGCTATAACGGAGAAGCACATGCCATCAAACACAGACCTAGCAGATGTGAATGAAATTTATGTTGGTTATTTACTGGCAGGTAGTAAATGGTGGGATGCCGAAGCAAAAAATCAATTCAATCGCAAATCCAAGGTGATTGGTGCGTCACGAACTGCTATTCAAATTGAACGGGCAGAACGAATGGTTGAAGAGTTTTTGATATGGGCAAAAGCACACAAATACTCTGGAAAAGTAAAAAAGGTGTGGTGGACTGCACGACCGGGTGTGCTGTCTCGTGCGGTTGGACGAGAAGTAGACTCACGCAAGAATCCCACAGACATTCTTATACAATTCACCAGAGGGCCAGTTGACGGATTCTTGGGTCTGTCCGCAAAATCCACATCAGGTGGGGGTGATATTGGTTTCAAGAATCCGGGTATTGGAACCGTGGAAGCCGCACTTGAAGTGGATTTGAGCAATGTGCTCACAGAAGCAGTAACCACTGCTGTAAAAAAATTTAAACTACCAGAAAACTCAAAAGCACGAAAAGACGCTATTCGTAACAAACCCGGCGTACAAAAACAAACACAAGAGATGGGATCACAAGTGCTTGCCAAGGTGCGAGACATCATGTACACCCGCTTGAACGAACTTGATAGTTTAAAGTTGCGTGATTACATATTGAAAAATTGGTTGGATGCCAGTAATGATTTATACCCACCGTATGTTAAAGTCACGGGCATGGGCGACAAACCGGGAAAGATTACTGCCAAAGTAGACGACCCGCTCAAGAACAAAAAACTTGACGCAATTATGAAGGGTGAAATTTCAATAGAAAAAGTTGGAAACGAATCAATAGGTGTGAGTGCAAGTGGTAAAAAAATCCTGAAAATGAGAGCCAAGTTTGAATCTGAAAAATTAGCGTCCACCATTAAATTTTCGGGTGATCCGTGGAGTTGAAACCTGCTCTACATATTCTAAAGGAAAACACATGAAAAACTTTTTTCAATTCATCCACGATCTACAAGAAGCATTGGCTATCTACTCCAACCCCAATGCGTACACTCCACCCGAGTACAAAACGGCTGAAGAAATTCGCAACGAGCGTGAATTTGACCGCCGCATGAAGCGTAGCCCTGCAATGGAGCGTGAAGCCGCACGAGTGCTGCGACGCATACGGGCACGAGAGCGAGCAGCAGCCGCTCGTCCCAAGCGTGATGCGTATCCGTGGGGTGGCAAAGCCAACTTTGCAGGTTGGTGGCATACCAAACTACAACCGTACACATTCTCACACGCAAACGGCTACCATGTAACACAATTGGTCAGAAACCCGTCTCGTTTCAGCATCAGCGCACGAGAAATGCAGGAAGGGCTGAAAAGAGAAGCAGACTACTACAATCAAAAGCATTTTCCTTGGTACGACAAAAACGGAGACGAGCATCCGTACACTCCTGAACGGGTCAAACAGCAAATAGAAAAAGAGGACATGGATCTTGCCTATGAAGTACAGCGTGTTGCGTACATAAAGGGCTGGCTCAAAGTGTACAGTGGCGGCAGAGAACTATCACCGTCCCTTGAAGGCATTGACCGCAGTTCCATCAAAGCCGCACTCCGCGAAATCATAGAAGCACGCCCAGAACTTGTTGACATGGGCGGTAGTGTGGAAGTGCGAGAAGTGGGACTGGCACGAGACACAGACAGGTACTTGTACTTGCAGGGTCAAAGAATAATCTCTTACATTAACTCGTAATGCACCACGATTTTCGTTCATACCTGACTGAACTGTACGACAAGCCGTTTCGGCTGGTACGAACCGTGGAAGCCCACGATCACGCTGCGTACCACTACACAGACGGTGATGAGAACGATTCCAAAGCAGACTACTTGGTTGTAAACTTTGGGTACATTCAGCCACAAGACGAAGGTTGGGACATGGATTTTACACGCGGTGGTTCTACTGCACTCACAGGTGAAGGCAAGGCTACACAGGTGTTTGCAACAGTCATGGACGGGTTCAAGCGATTTGTTAAACGCTATGCTCCAAAAACGGTTTCATTCACCGCAGCCAAATCAGAAGTAAACGCAAAAACATATTCGTACAGTTCAGGCTCGCGTGTAAAACTGTACAACTCGCTTATCAAGCGATACGCTGCACAAGCAGGATACCGTCTTGAGTCAACAAAATCCTTGGGCATGGGGCGTGAACTGTTTGTGTTGGAGCGAATTGCCCAATGAGCCGTCTACAGTTCAAATCGTATCTGACCGAAGCGTTTACTCGCCCTGCACCGTGGCTAGAACTCACCAAGCCCACAATATGGGGTCGGGTTGGCAAGTACGAAGACTTGATGCACCACAGGTACTTTGCAGTTAGCCGCAACGAAGGCTTGGACACCGAGATTGGTGTTGACAAGGGAAACGCAGGCAGAAAATACCACGGTGGCTACGGTGTTCCTGTACAAAGCGGTGAGCAGATGGACAAGTGGGCACAGGAAAAGGTTTCGCCGCTTCTGATTCCTCAAGGCATGTTATACTTGCCCAGTATTCAAGCCCACATTTTCCGTGTGTCGTTTGGGCACGCATTTGTGTGGGGCGAGAACAAGGGCAGCGAAATTCGTCCGCTCGTGACAGCAGACGGCAAACGGATCTACGAATTGTCTTTTGCCCGTTTAGCGTTTCCTGTGCATTTGGACAAGATAAGCGGACACTACTACTGGTCAGACGAACACATTGCGGACTGGAACACTAGTAACGATTTTGTGGACAACGATGTGGGCGACCTGAACCCACGCCAATCCATCGGGGTGTTTGGCACGGTGATAGAGATTGCCAAAGCGTTTACCCGCCGACCTGATTTTGGTGGGCTGCTGTTTGGTCGCAAGCAGGACGCTAAATCGTCTCGTGGGCGCATCTACGGTGGGCTAGCCCAACGGGTGGGTGCGTCTATTGGGCTAAAGTCCTACGAGTTTCCACAGGGTGATCGCTATTTCAGCGATATGGGCGGGCCGAGCACAGACACGGTGCTAGTGGTAAAAAGCAAAACCATTTACGACGAGTGTGTGGCTATTGCGGACGAAGCGTCCCGAGCACAGCGCGGTGTGGACTCTATGGTTGCAGGGCTACAAGCGTATGGTGCGTCGCTGAACAAGCCTAAATATAAACCCATACAACAAATCAAATATTGAACTCCGTGGGTGACGCTACAGAAATGAATAAATAAGTATACAAGGCAATTACTCCCCCCAATCGAAAGGACATTCCGATGGCATTTACCGCAGGATCACCAGAACTAGCACGAGCCAACAAACTAGGCAACATTCTCGCCAAACTTTTCTCTGTTTTCGGTGCAACCGGCGCAGTAGGTCGCACAGGCGCACAGGCAATTGAGCGGCAAGCCAAGAAATTGGGCTTCGGTATTACTGGTTTAACTACCGGTAATGGATTCCCTCCTTTTGGCACAATCTACCCCGGATTGCTACCGAACACGCAGGAATTTTCTTTGGAGGCTGAACTACAAAATCCCCGTGGAACCACTCTACCCAGTGGAATCGCTGTGGGCGATCTTCAGGGTCAAACAGTTGGCATCTTCCTAAAGAAATTTATCCGCAGCGGTGCAGATTATAGGAATATTTTGTACTACGGCGTAACGCTAGGTGTAACACTGAGTCCGGGTCAAAGTGGAATTAGTGCTTTCGGATTACCCGGAGGAATAACACTAGACACTGGAGACAGAATCAATTTTGGTGCTGCCTTCTCTAATAATGATTTTGCGGTTGTTGGTAACGGAAGAGGATATACTTTGGCTTCAGGAGCCGCAAAAAATATTGCATTTTCTGCTCCTTATGCCGGTGCAACAAAAAGCATTGGAACCGCTTTCAATATTGAAACTATTGGAGTAAATTCCTTTACAGGTGTTGCAACTGGTAATAACACTACTGCCGTAGCCGGAACAACTTCTGAAGTCTTTGGTAGAAATAATTTTGTAAATGCAGGATTTACAGCAATGATTTATTTCAATGCCCCTGCTGGCGGTAGCGGTACTTTTTCTGTAAACTGAGTGATATATGGGTGATACCGAATTTGATTTCGGTTTCACAGCGGTTGATGAAGACGAGTTAAAGGTACTTGCCCCTTCACCACCGCAACCACCACCGCAACCGGCGGTGTCAAGTGCTGCCATTTCGGCTATACAGGCTAGACTTGCAGATATAGACGCTAAACTTGTGGCTTTCAAGCCAGCGTCTCCTGCACAACTAACCCGTGTGGAAGAAAAGATTGATCGTGTACTGAACATGGAGTTGGGGGAACTCAGTGCTTCAGTACACGCTCAAGGCGAAAACTTGAGTGCAGTTTTGGATGAAGTTGAAGAACGATCTAATGCTATGCGTGAGGAATGCAAGGGTAAACTGTTGGAGTTGGAAGCCATGATACTACCCTTGTTGACCAATCTGATGAAGAACCCACAGAAAGAGTACATTCACTGGCCCAACCGTTCGGAAAAACTACAGACTCAAATTGACAGAATCACCAAACTGACACGCAGTTACGGAGCATGATATGAGCGACCAATACAAGAGTCTACGCACAGTAATCCTTGAACTTCAAGCAGCACCCGCAAGAGCAGGGCACAAAGAGCGAGAAGTGTGGAAGACCGCTAGTGGTCACTACGGTGCAAAAAATCCATCGGGAACCGTGGACTACTTTGATGACGAGCAAAAGGCAAAGGCGTACTCAAAGGGGCAGGGACGCGGTGGCAGCGTGGATCACGGCACAGTTGACTCTTCACGAGAAGTACCACTAGATCAAAACGGATACGCAAAAGACGGGGCTGTGGATCAAAAGCAAAAACCACAGGCACAGGCTGCTGAAGCACCTGCTCCCGCTACTGCATCTCAAGCCAAACCACAAGCAGCACCACAACAAGGCAAGCCCGCAGATCAGCCCACCAAAACCGCTAAAGATCAACCACAGCCTGAAGAAGAGCATCCTGAAGTAGCCGCAGAAGACCCACAAACAGTTTTTGATGCTGCTTTCCGTGAAGATCCAGTGGGCAGCGGAAAACTAAAACCTGATATTCGCAAGGCTAATGTGGTAGCCAATGCTATCAAAACCGAAACCTTTGCTGGCCCACGAGACGACAGCGAATCCGTATTTGGTGACGCAAACGCAGAAAAACAATTCACTGATGAAATGAATCACGCAGCACTTGCTGCTCTGCGTGGGCAAAAAGTGATTGACTTTGAGTTGTGTGACAAGATGTTTTCTCAAGTTGGTTTCTGCTACGACCGCAAGGGTGAAAAAACCACAAAGGGTATTGTGCGTAAAGAGATGCCGCAGTTCTCTTCACAGGTTGATCCCAAGAAGCCTGATTCGCCTGCATTCAAGGCTCTCATGGCAGGCAAGGGATACACTAGTCCTGAACAAGTAACTCCCGAAGACTTGAAACTAGAAGTCAACATGGAGAAGGCGTATCAGGAAGCACTCAAAGACGCAGGCTACGAGATCAACGATCAGGAAGTGGATGCCACTTCACTCAAGCCTATTCAGGGTGAACTACTAGGCTCCAAAGTTGCAGCCATGTACGGCACACTCGTAGCCGCACAGCAAGATCCACAAAACTACGGCAAGGCTGCTGCTCGCCTGCTTGAACCCATCTATGTAAGCGACGGCTATGTGATTGACGGGCATCACCGTTGGGCAGCACAATGTGCAGTAGATATTGCAAACGGTCAAGGCACAAATGCCAAGATGAGAACCCGAACCATTACCAAGGGTGGCAAGGCAGTACCTATTGATGAAATCATCCAGTTCTCAAACAAGTTCCAACAGGATGCAGGACTAATGAGCCAAAGCCGCTCGGGTGCAACTGTGGGTGAGAAGCCAAAGGAAGAAAACAAGGAGAAGCCCATGAAAGAAGGATTCGTAGACCCCCGTTCGTCTCGTGAGCGTTTGGTTGAGTCGCTGCTTGAAGCCGTAAAGGTAAAGCGTGATCGCAACCCACAACTAGGAACCATTGGCTACGGTGTAGACACCGATGATCCTGCACGATTCGTGGGATCAAACAAACCACTCAAGGCTCGCAAGACTGATGCAATGGGCAACCTGCTTCCCAAGCCAAGTGCAAAGGGGTGGAAGGCAAGCGCAGCAGCCACAGGCAATGCCATTGAGATGGCACAGCAACTCATTGCCACCATGAACATCAAGCCCGCAGGCACAAAGTTTGAAGTGTACGGAGAGAAAAACGGTAAGCCGTATACACTCAAGGTCAAGAAGATCAAGAAGATGGGCATAGATACTTACGAGACTGCTGGTAGCCGAGAGGTTGAACTCAAAGCAGCAGGCACAGGGCTACAGGTTCTAGACAAGCGTACCCGCAAGATTGTACTAGATCGTGGCAACGACATGCTGTGGGACTAAAATGAAAGACTTCAAGGACTTACGAGATCACGCATTCAACTCACTTCAGAGATTATTCTTTGAGGAGTTTGATGCTGAACTCACCGAAAGCAAAATAGTTCTTGATATGCCCAATTTTGATCGTGAAGATGTGATTGCGTATCTTGACGAAGAAGGCATTGAGTGGGAAGAAAAAGACGGAGTGATTGAGATTCTTGATCCTGTGGAGCAAGCAGATATTGATGTGGAAATTGAAGCCGAAGAAGCCGACGAGATTGAAGAATCGGTTGAAGTGCAAACCGAAATGATTAACGAGGCTGCTGCTCGTCGCAAGATCGTGGTTCGTAAAGGCAAGAAGCGAATCATTTTCAAGTGCGGACCGGGCATGATGAAAAAGGGCGCAAGAGTGTGTGTGCGACGACCGGGTTCTCAACTACGCAAACTCAAGATGCGCTCCAAGCGGTCTGCTCGCAAGGCTCGTTCCAAGCGTAATGTGGCTAGAAGACGGCGTAAAATTTCTATGCGTAAACGGCTTTCGTTCGGCTTGCGTCCACGCAAGCGCAAGTAAAAACAGGAAACTACACAATGATTCAATGTGACAAAACACCCAACGGTGGTCGTGTGCAGGTTCGCAGCAAAGATTCGCAAGCGGATATTGGTTTCGTGCTTTCCGATCAAACCGAAACGCCCCTAACCTTGTACATTACCGAAGAATACGGCAGCGATCCACGCCTCACACTAGCGGTGATTGACAGTCTTGTGGAGCGGTACGCTTCTCCTGTTGTGTGGTTCTGTACAGGCAACGCAGAGTTGCGGTATCTGCCGTACATATCAAACACAGTCTACAGGCACTCCACAGTTCACGAGCAGTCACTATTCACTCGCCCGTTCAACGACAGTAAAGCGTTTACACGAATCTATTCGCTTGCAGAAGCCATGAGCAATTACGCACTGGTTCGTTCTGTGAACGAAGAATTACAAATATTTGACAGATACGCTGTGCTGTCCAAGTTTAGGAAAGCGTTAAAACCACTGGAATTCATCACCATGAAAGAAGAGTGTGACTACAATATACAGACCGCGTGTGTGGACGCAACCCGTAACACCATTCAGCACGGCAAGGAGAACTTGGATGCCACAGGTCAGTACTCGTCGGCTTTTGAAAAAGTGTTACACGAATTGGAAGCGAAGCAGGCAAGTGGCTCGTACTCGTTTGACGCAAAAACCGCGTATCTGCGTGAAGTCGTGGTTGGAGTGTGTCTACCAGCAATCGTCCTGTTTGGCAGCAGCAATCCATTCACACAGGCAGTGACCGAATCGTTTATTCGTGGTGCTGCGGAATACGCACGCATATCCCAAGACTTGTTAGACGGTTACGAAGCCGCACTCAAGTATTCAAACTAGATACTTTGTTGTATATTTTATAAATTACACACCTAGATACTATTAGGAGATTTAAACTATGCCAAACATGAGAGATATGCTGCTATGGATGCAACAGCAACAGAACAAGCCTGAATTCGCTGCTGCCAAGCGGTGGATGGAACGCAACCAAACTCCACTTCCCCAACAGCCCAAGGCTGAACCTGAAGTGGAAGCGGTTGACGAGGCTCCCGCAGACGACGAATAAACCATGAAAACTTTTCGTCATGCGTTCGTTGACATTACAGGCGACATTAATGCAACCGAAGAAAACGGTAGTCGCCGATACACCACACCCGATGGCGTGTTTCCGTCTGTAACCACAGTTACGGGATGGAGCAAGCGTGCGTTTTTTGCCAAGTGGCGACGGGATAACCCTGATGAGTCACGCCGTATTTTGGCTCGTGGCACACGGGTTCATGCCATTATTGAAGACTATCTACAAAACAGGTTTGAGTCCACTCTGAAAGAAGCCGCAGGCACGGAAGAGTTGGATATGTTCCACACCATGCAGCCGTATTTGGACTGTATTGACAATATTCGTGCGGTTGAAGTGCCCCTGTGGTCAAAGAAAATTGGATTGGCAGGACGCACCGACTGTATTGCAGAATACAACGGCAACCTGTCCGTGGTGGACTTCAAGACCTCCAAGAATCCCAAGAGTGAAGACGCAATTGGTGATTATTTTACTCAAGGAGCCGCATACGCGCTCATGTGGCAAGACCTGACAGGGCAGCGAGTGGACAATATTACAATCATCATGGGTGTAGCCAGCACAGGCGAGTGCCAAGTGTTTGAAGCCCACACCCGCGATTGGGTGGAACCCCTCGTGGACGCTATTGCACTATGGAAATCCGAACAGGTTTCTACGGTCTAAATAATGGGGTGAAACCCATGAATTCCTTTATTCCCTTTCTAGCCGAATCCCTGAAAAGCACAGGGGGCAAGAATGTGCATTTAGAGCATCTTGAAGACGAAATCTTCAACAGCGGTTTTGCAGGCTTCTCAAAAGCAATGAACTCTCTGCGTGGCGTGGTACAGTCTCTACACGGCAACGAAACCGTGCCATACGATATTTCAGTCAAGTGGGACGGTGCGCCTGCGATCATCATGGGCATCAACCCCGAGAACGGCAAGTTTTTTGTGGGCACAAAGAGTGTGTTCAACAAGACACCCAAGATTAACTACACCGATGCAGACATTAATGCCAACCATCCTGCTGACGGGCTGAATGCCAAACTCAAACTGGCACTCAAGTATTTCAAGACACTCCGCATCAAAACCATTCTGCAAGGCGATCTGCTGTTTGACAGCGAGACACGCAAGACTGAAACCATTGACGGCAAGCGGTACATTACATTCCAGCCCAACACCATCAAGTACGCGGTTGATCCGCAGTCCCATTTGGGCACACGAATCGGAGGAGCCAAGATTGGTATTGTGTTCCACACCGAATACGGTGGTGACAGCATGGCTGATCTGCGTGTTGTGCGGTTCAACCCTTCACTTGAAGGACTAGCCAAAAGCAAAACCGTATGGTACGACAACGCCACCTACCGATTCTCTCGTGGTGACGGCTTGTTTACCACCAAAGATATTGCACACATCAATACCCAAATAGACGATATTATTCGTGAGGGTATTGGGTTGCGAGCAGTAATGAACGGGCTAGCCAAAAACACAGCAGTTGTAGCCGAGATCAAGATGTATTTCAACAGCATTATCCGTAGCGGACGCGAACTAGGCGATACCAATGAACTGCTAGCATTCCTGTCTGCTAAAGTGGATGCCAAGCGTAAAGAACGAAAAACCAAAGTTCCTGCCAAAACACCAACCCCAACACTAGATTATGTGCGTAACAACCGCAACCAAATCAATCGGCTGTTCACACTACATAATCGTGTAGCACAGATCAAGAAGTATGTGCTAGGCAAGTTGGGAACCCTGTCCACAGAGTTTGGAACATTTGTGCAGAAGGGTGACAAGTATGTGGCAACAGTTCCCGAAGGGTTTGTTGCAATAGATCGTTTGAGTAACGATGCGGTAAAACTAGTTGACCGCATTGAGTTTTCAAAGGCTAACTTCACGATTTCCAAATCGTGGAAACAGTAAAGAGTTGGTGCACCGCAAGTGCATTACGGGAGGTGATCTAAAGTGGCTAAATCTATAAAGGATACACGACGAAGCAAAACTATTGTAGTTGCTTTCGGTCGTTTTCAGCCACCAACTTCGGGACACCAACTCCTTTTCAACAAGGTGGTAGACACGGCACACAAAATGGGAGCAGATCACGCGATTGGGTTTAGTCGCAGTCACGATCCCAAAAAGAATCCGTTGTCGCCATCTCGTAAATATTTTTGGTTGAAACGCCTATTCCCGGGAGTACATTTTTTAAACTCTGAAAAGATAAAGACCCCATTTGATCTGCTGTACACGCTTGCAGAGATGGGGTACGAGCATGTGGTGTTTGTGGGTGGCGAAGATCGCAGCGAAGACTACGATGACAAAAACATTCGTAAACTAATGAAGCACTCTGATCCTAAACGCCGACTAAAACTAAAGCGTTACGATTTCGTCATGGCAGGCAAGCGTGATCCTAAAGCAACAGGTGTGCAGGGCATGAGTGCCAGCAAGATGCGAGCCGCTGCCGAACAAGACAACAAGAAATCGTTTGCACAAGGAATGCCGTCTGCTGCGAGTCGTGACGATACTGTTCGCCTGTTTGATGAACTCAAGCGTGGAATGCGGAAGGGCATGAAAGAAGAGTTTGACTTTACTGAACTGTACCATACCGCTGCTGCCAATATTATTGAAAGCGACAAGAACAAGCGTCGCCCACCCACACCCGGTCAGACAGGTGGATTCTCCAAGTACAACACACAGTTCCCAACCCCACCGTGCAAGATTGACGAAGACTTGGGTGATTGGTTCAAGCAGAAGTGGGTAAACATTGGTGGCAAGCGTGATCCAAAAACTGGAGAGTACCCCCCGTGTGGTCGCAAGAGTGCCAGCGA